AAGAGCATATTTGGCTTTTAGGAAATAATTCATACTCTACTATTACTACTTTTTTTGCTAGAATCAAAGCGCCTCAAAAGATCCATTATCTTCAGGTCTAAGGCCTAATCCACCTGCTTCTCGGCCTTGATTTTCATCTTCCGCTGGTTCGCGCAGATGTTCCTCATTTTCTGGAGGAGGATTAGCTACTTCTTGCCGAAGATCCCGTTCCACAGAATCTCTAATATCATGTAGGGTAAAAAAAAGACTTGCTCTTATTCCTTCACAAATAGGTTTTAAAGTAAGATTAATATCACGACTACAATCAGGATTTGTTAATTGTAGAGCTCTAAATTGCTGTTTAGATGCTTCAATTTGATTTTCATCCACTTTTGTAGTGTCATAGAGTCTCTTAATTGTCCGATATGGTTCTGTTGTTCGTACTATTGCTTCACCAGGCGGTAAAGTCCGATAGTGTGAAAGATAGTCATCATCGCGTAGAAAATCAATTGTACCTTTCAACCATTGGCCGATAATACCAAACGAATTATCTGGTAAGGGCACTTCTTCGGATTCTTTAGATTCTTTGCCTTCTTCTTGCCCGGCTTGCCCAGCTTCACCCGCTTCCTCTTGTCCTCCAGCATATCCATAGTTTGCTGGAGGCTCATATTCAGATCCTAGACCTACGCCTTCTGCTTCTTCACCTTCTTCACCTGCTTCATCTGCTCTTTCTTCTTCAACTATGGGGGCAACTTCACTTGAAGCGGAAGGAGCAGGTGAAGAAGCAGAAGGTTGAGCAATAGGAGCAGAAGGAGGAGCAATAGGAGAAGAAGGAGGGGCAGAAGGAGGAACAGAAGGAGGAGCGGAAGGAGCAGAAGATGCGAAAAGTGACCCAAATCCTCTTCTAGGAAGAGCACGAACACTTGCTTCACTTGATTCTGATCCTCCACTGGAAGCGCGTTCAGCTGCCTTTGCTTCTCTTTTAGCCTTTCTCTGTGCCCTTGCTTCCTTTTCAACCTGATTCAGATCTTGGAATTCAGCAAATGACATCTCTAAAGTTACCGCGTTTAAAATTTTCTAACTTAAACTCTTCTAAATAAACTAGAATATAATGCAAGACGCAGATCCGAGGAACACAACCCAAAAGGCTCGTGTTCAGTGTCGGCAGGATTTTATTGTCCAAAATCTTCAAACATTCTACAATGAGGCAGGCAACTTAGAAAAGATTATCCCCATTCTTAAGGGTGAATCACCCATCAGTCTCCGTCTCGTGGATTGGTTCATCACCAACTATGCTAAGAAGAATAACACTTCCTACATGATGGGTACGAAGCAGTTTTTGGTTCACTTTAACTATAAAAGAGAACTAAAAGCCTATTCTAAGAAACTATTTGACCCGTTTTGTCGTCGCGACCGCATTATGTTTGAGGCGTTAAATAATACGCCGATAATGACAACCGTTGGTCAACTCAACTTCTTCCGCTGGTTTATTGAGAAGAAGATTTTAGATTATATCCAAGATCACCGCACAGATATTGAGGCAGATATGAACACCAGTATCAAGGAGCACTATTCCAAGGATGGAACTAAGCTACAGTCAGGACGTAGGCAACGCACAGAGTTGTCGCGTTCAGCGATGAAGGTTGTAAATCAGCATGAAATGAGTGTCGTAGTAAGTTTTGATTAATACTTTCGATACTGCTGGGAGAAATCATCAATCTTGGGTTTCAGAAGCTCATACGCAGTTAAGTTTGTTATCTTCTCTTCTTCCGCCACTTGTAACAGCACCGACGAAAAATTACGATTTGCTATTTTTTGTGACAAATCCAAATATTTCTCCCGGTTATCTTCAGTTACGGCTGAGCGAAGTTCCCGGACAATCTGACGAGGATCATTCTGCGCATCCATACGCTGTAAATATGGATTCTGCATGAAACCAGACGGGGCCTTCATTTTTGGCTGAATTCCAGTCTGAGTATCCGCATCAGGGAAGAACTCCATTGCTTGTTTATAACTATTTACACCACGCCGAGAATCTATTGGGTTCATTTCCTGAACCAGTGGTTTATTCGCCTTTAAAATATCATTTGGCGTTATATTACGAGCAGCAGTAAACGGCATCTGTTCTAAAATTCGTGTATTCATAGCATCACGTGTATTAGATTCAACACGAATACGAATCCCAGCCGAAATAACTGGAGTTTCAGTTGCGACAGGCTCATTTAAAACAGAACGTTCTTCTTTCCTAAAAGCTTGTCCAACGGGTCGCTTAAAAACAGAAGGATCCACTACATTCCGTGGACCGAGCGGTGGATTGCGCAGATTAGCTAATTTAGATTCTCTTTCCCGTGGATTCATACCATGAAATGTAGAGTTTGGTCTCTGCATATACCCTAATATTCCGTATCAAAATCTCTGCGGTGGCGTTACCGCGGTGGCCTAAAGTTTCACCAAGATTAAAAAACAATGGCACAATTCTCCTTTTATATTATGCCATATTCTTACAAAGCAGAAGGAAGTCTTCTTCCCCGTGGCAAATGGAATCTTTTTAAAATTTACTGGTTAACTACATCTAAGGCGCCAACTGTTTTTGAAGAGCATACAAAGGCAAATGAAACTTGGTCTAGTACGACAATCTTATATAATAGTAATCTGAAATCGGTTGAAGATCCTTTTGGATGGAATAAAGCAATCGGTGTACCCGAGAAAACAATAAATCTACTTAAAAAAGCGCTAGATATGTCTAGTAAAACAGCCGATACGGGAACCTAAACGCCCGATGCTATATATACTTAGGTAAGATGCAAAGAGCAAAGACAGTAAAACGTGTTAAGACAATCATAAACTCAGTTGGAGTACCTCAGCAACCAGCAGTCCCTCCCACCTTTATATCGCAACCACTTGACTTCTTACAGAATATGGAAAAGGGAATGGAGGCATTTTTTAGTGCAGAGAACAAGAATACTCTTAAGAGGCCGTGGATAAAGTTGGATCGCGCTCTAAAGGTTGATCGCTTACGTCTATTTGCTGATGAGTATAATGCTACACCTGAAGAGAAGCAACGTCTAGCACAATGTCTTTTATCTGCGCTTGATCACAGCTTGCTAAAAACACGGCAAGTTATCTTATACAACACCGAAACTTGTAAAATTGATGAAATAAAAGGCCTTACCTCAACAACTTCAGAAGGCCTCCGCATCTTTAAGATAGAGTTACCACGAGCAATCACACGGAGAACGAAACCGAAGGACAAGGAGGAAAACCCGATAGAGAAGTAGAGGCAATGTTTTCAAGCATGTGTCATTGGTTTAACGAATGGTCTGATATGTCAGATCGTAATTTCCCTCTTGATAACTGGGAACTGGATTATGTGCGCGAAGATCTGTGGCAGGAATGGCAGTCACTAAATGAGCATCTAGAAAAGGACCCACAGCAGATTAAAAAGGAACGAGAAATCTTGGATTGCTTACTCCTCAGTTCAATGAAATGGGCGCAAAAGAAGGCTTCAAAGTTCACACCCACAGAAGCCACTGCTTTCGTTCGAGCCCTCAAAGAAAAGCCACAAACAGACCAGCATACACTGGAATGGCACGCTGAAAAAATCAATCTCTTGACAGCCAGTGAATTTGGCTACGTGATTGGCACAGCCCCCGCTGCTCGTCGTAATGTCTATGACCGTAAATTCGCAAAAGCATCCCTTTTAGCAAGTCAAAGCAATGCTTGTGTAACGCCCTCTGCGGAAGCCCCACCTGTTGGTTTGAGCAATGAAAACAACCTGCTTCAGCCGACAACTTGGGGTCATCGGTTTGAACCTGTTGCCCGAGACTTAGCTTCTTTGATGTTCTTTGAGGGAAACCCGATTGCAGACAACCTTGGACGTGCAGTTCATCCTATTCATACAAAATTAGCAGCTAGTCCGGATGGTGTAGTGGAATCGGGACAGCACGGAGGTCATTTAGTTGAGATTAAGTGCCCTATTACACGAAGTCTAAAAGACGATGAAATTCCCTATGAATATTACTGCCAGATGCAAATCCAGATGGAGGTAACTGGTTGTCCTATCGCAGAATATGTTGAAATGAAGTTTAGTCAAAGCCAAACGCCAAAACACGCAGAATGGTCTGGCGCCCTCATTGTAATTGAAGAGGACGATGTTCTGCGCTATGAATATAGTCCTCCGTTCGAGAACGCAACTAATAAGCAGTTAGACTCATGGCAACCCAAAACACTCAAACCAGAAAGCATTATCAAGGAAAGGATGTATTGGGTCCTAGAGGACAGTCATTGGAAAACAGTTCACAGAAATGCTTTCTGGTGGACTGAAGTGGGATTTCCGGGATATCAACAGTTCTGGGACTGCTGGAAGCAAGAGCAAGAACGATGGTCCTCAACACAAAACAAGTATATGTTTATCCGTGATGATTAAAATATCACGCCATCTTGAATTGGTTTCATTTTTTTACTATCATAGAAATCTAACAAAAGCTCATGCCGGGGAGCCGAGCAACTGTCAGGGAATGTCCGCAGATAATTATTAGTTATCTGCGCATAGCTTCCTTCAAGTTTCAAATCCTCTGACGCATCTACCATTCGGCAACGCTCTGATGTAATATCACTACGAGCAACAGTACGAGGGTCCGAAGTAGGGAGGACATCTGCTAGAAGCCTGTAATCTGCCCTCTGGTCCTTAGGATCTAAAAAGTTCTCCTGCTTAACAAATGGAGGCAAAGTAGGTCCTGATGCCACAGATGAACCGCTGTAGGCCGTTAAAATATTTATTCCCAGCACGAAAATAAAAATTAGTAGGAAAACCCCTAACATTCTATCCTATACGTATAATAAATTTGAACAGCCCCATTTGCGTTCTGTTAAATAAACAAAGGATGGCTAATACGGTAGATATGCGTGTTCAGAAGAGGAATGGTGAAATGGAGGCTGTAAGCTTTGATAAGGTTACAGCGCGAATTCGCGGAGCATGTGACGGACTTTCTGTCAATGCAACAATGATTGCGCAGAAGGTCTTGGGCTCTATCATTGACGGAATTAAGACAAGCGAACTGGATGAGTTGACATGTGTAACGGCGGTCTCCTACATTACAGAGCATCCTGATTATGGCGTTCTAGCATCACGAATCGCAGTCAGTAATCATCACAAGAATACACCGGCCACATTCCAAGAGGTTGTTACCCTTCTTGCAGCAGTCAAGAACAAGCGGGGTGAAGTCCAGTCGGCTGTCAGTGACAAGTTGGTTGCGCTCATGGCGATGAATGCTTCGGCTATTGAGGCCAAGCTAGATTACACCCGGGACTATCTCTTTGATTATTTCGGGTTCAAGACGCTAGAGAAGTCATATCTTCTCCGCGATGAGTATCGAAAGGTTCTCGAAAGGCCCCAGCACATGTGGATGAGGACTGCCCTGGAACTCTGGCCTGCCGACCTGCCCCGAGCCTTTGAAACCTACGATGCGATGAGCCAGAAGCTCTATACGCACGCCACGCCCACGCTCTTCAACAGTTGTACGCCGAAGCCCCAGCTCAGCTCCTGTTTCCTACTAGCAATGAAGGAGGATTCTATTACTGGAATCTACGATACGCTCAAGGATTGCGCTACGATCAGCAAGCACAGTGGTGGCATTGGTCTCCATATCCACAATGTTCGGGCCAAGGGTTCCATTATTCATGGCACGAACGGAGTTTCCAATGGCATTGTGCCGATGCTTCGTGTCTTTAATAATACGGCTTGCTACGTTGATCAGTGTTTTACTCCTGATACTCTTCTATTTACTGAGAATGGCGTCAAGCCAATCAGTGATGTTGGAGTAAGCGACAAGGTTCTAACTGCCACTGGTACTTACGAAGAGGTTAATATTCCAGTTCGTCATGATTACTCTGGACCTATGCTAGAGATTTCGGTCAAGAACTCTATTAGTCCTATCAAGGTGACTCCGGAGCATCAGATTCTTGTGTTGTCAGGCCAGCAGAAGGGTCTAAATTTTGCTACGATTCAGAATCGTCTTGCCAAGAATCTGGCTACTCCAATGTATGTTGATGCTCGAGACGTAAATGAGACTGATTTTGTTGTTTTCCCGATTCCTTCATATGAGAAGGATATCTCATCACTTTCTCTAGATGATTGCCGTTTCTATGGTATTATGCTTGGAGATGGTCATATCAGTGAAGCAACTGCCTACGTAAGTCTTCACAAGGAGAACAAGCAGACAGTGGCTGATTTTGTAACTGAATATCTTGCGAATCGGGGGGTTCGTAGTTATGATGTAGTTGAAGAGAACACGCGTCGTATTCGTTGGTCACCCAATTCTGCTGGATTTAAGTTTACTCGGGCAGACCTCTATGATTCAAACAAAGAGAAGATCATTCCTGCTAGTTTCCTCCATCTTCCCAAGGAGAAGACAGTACAGATTATTCGGGGACTGCTAGAAACCGACGGGTGTATTGGAACAAAGGAAGTATCTCTTGAGATGTCATCTGATTCAATTATTGAGTCTGTACGGTATATGTTTCTCCGCCTTGGTGCTCTGGCATCAGGCTATGACCGGGACCGTATTGGTAATGTTAGTTCTTACAAGAATATTACTACCCGAAAGACTACTAAGGTTCTTCGCATTCCTCGTATTACAGAAGTTATGGCCTATTTTCCGAATGCCCCAAAAAGTGAATACTTCACATACTTTCAGCATGGCAATCAGCTCTTCTCCCGCATTGAGTCTATTACGGAGACCACATATGAGGGTCCTGTTCATGATTTTGAGATTAAGCCTTCACATAATTATACAATTGCTCATGGTGGGGTTGTTCATAACGGTGGCGGGAAGCGCAACGGTTCTTTCGCCATCTATCTGGAGCCGTGGCACGCCGACATTGGTGACTTCATCCGCATGAAGATGAATACGGGCTCAGAGGATGAGAAGGCGCGTGACCTCTTCTATGCTCTGTGGGTTCCCGACCTATTTATGGAGCGCGTCATTGCGAATGGTGACTGGACCCTCTTCTGTCCGGCCGAGGCTCCTGGTCTATCAGACTGCTATGGCGATGAGTTCAAGACTCTATATGAGCGCTATGAGGCAGAGGGCCGGGGCCGAAAGACGGTCAAGGCTCAGAAGATTTGGTTTGAGGTTCTAGAGTCGCAGATTGAGACGGGAACACCTTATCTTGTATACAAGGATGCCTGTAACAAGAAGAGCAACCAGAAGAATCTGGGTGTTATCAAGTCATCCAATCTCTGCTCGGAAATCATTGAGTATTCAGCTCCGGATGAGACGGCTGTTTGTAACTTGGCCTCAATGGCTCTGCCAGCTTTCATTAAGAATGGCGCATTTGATTTCTCTGCTTTCCGCAATACTGTCGCTCTTGCCACAACAAATCTCAACAAGGTGATTGATGTAAACTTCTATCCTACGCCAGAGACGCTGAAGTCAAATATGCGCCACCGTCCTGTAGGTCTTGGTGTACAGGGACTGGCTGATGTTTTCGCTCTTCTCAAGATGACCTGGGAAAGCCCCGAAGCAAACGCCCTTAATAAGCAGATTTTCGCCCATATGTATTACGCTGCCCTCCAGCAGTCTATGCTGTTGGCCAAGGCTGAAGGTCCCTATGAGACATTCAAGGGGTCACCCGCATCTCTAGGAGAGCTCCAGTTTGACTTGTGGCATGTGCAGCCTGAGGTTGCAGCAGACCTTGACTGGGCACAGCTCAAGCGTGACATTCAGACTCATGGTCTGAGGAATTCACTGCTAGTAGCTCCGATGCCGACCGCTTCCACCAGCCAGATTCTCGGATACAATGAGTGTATTGAGCCCTTTACTAGCAACATCTATACCCGCCGAACTCTAGCAGGTGAATTCATTCTGGTTAACAAGTATCTCATTAGTGATCTCCTTGCGCTTGGTCTTTGGTCCCCCGAACTAAAGAACAAGATTATTGGAAATGGTGGTTCTGTACAGGGTATTGCTGAGATTCCGCCTGAGATACAGGCCCTCTATAAGACGGTTTGGGAGATGAAGCAGAAGACTTTGATTGATATGGCAGCTCAGCGTGGAGCTTATGTCTGTCAGAGTCAGTCCCTCAATCTCTATGTTGCTGACCCGGATTTCCGCAAGCTAACTAGCATGCACGTCTATGCGTGGCAGCAGGGTCTCAAGACGGGTATTTACTATCTGCGAACTAAGTCAGTCGTGAAGGCCCAGCAGTTCACGGTCGAGCCTGTACAGCAGGTATCACAGCCTAAGAAGGAGGAAGAGTGTGTGATGTGCTCGGCTTAATTACCGCTTATTTGACTTTGAACGATTCTTCTTTTCATTTGATATAAAATCATTTTTTTCAACAAATGTCGATGGTTCTTGTTCAAGAACAGGTGCCTTCTGTACTACAGGTTTTTGGGGAATTGGGATAGTAACTGCCTCAGGTTTGGGCCCAGTTGGCTTAGGAGGTAATGGTAGAGGTTCAGGTTTAGACTTAACAACTACAGGCTCCACTTTGGGTTCGGGCTTAGATTCCACCTTGATGTCTATCGGTTCCATCTTAATTGCTACCGGTTCTTGCTTGGGTTCAATCTTAACAACTACTGGTTCCACCTTAACAGCTACAGGTTCTGGCTTGGGTTCCACCTTAACAGCTACAGGTTCTGGCTTGGGTTCCACCTTAACAGCTACAGGTGCCGGCTTGAGTTCCGGTTTGGATATCAAAGGAGGCTCAAATCCTGTTAATTTTCGTTCTGCTATAATTTTAGGTTCTCCCGTAGACGCAGACGATTTAGATTCTGCTAGAAGAGGTTTCGTAATTGTCTTCTTTTCTACAGTCTTTTCCCAGCAACAAAGCATTTATTTATGAGAATATTTTAACTACGCAAAAAAATTGAGCCCCGGTAGCCCAGTAGGGTTAAATGGAGAACCTAAGAATAAGAAGCAAAAGAAACAAGAGAAATGGATAGTAATCTTCCTGCCCATTATTGGAGGCATATGCTGGAGCGCGCCCAGTTCCGCCGTCAGAAATTTGTAAAGAAGGCTGCTTGGTCAGCAGAGGACCTGGTCGAGGTGGAGATGCTTGAGAACATTATTCAGAATTACGAGGAGATGCTGGAGTGGTGCGATATCCGAGATAATGATTATTGGTCTTGGGCCCAGTGGGTTCACCATCTTGAGGAGCGCAAGAAGCCCAAGGTCAATGAGGTCATCGGTCTCCTACCCGATGAGGACTTCTTCTAATTAGAAAGAATCAGACCACAACACAAACAATATTTTTTGTGTAAAAAATTGAATACGCCCAGCAACCAAGAAAGGCCGGGGCTAAAACGTAAGAATAAAATGGCTCTAAAGATACCGTTCACGGGGTTCTCCTACCTACCGCATCAAGAAGAAGGAATTAAATGGCTCCTCGGCAGAGAGGCGCCCGATGCTATCCCGTTCAAAGGAGGCATCTTGGCCGATGACATGGGCCTGGGAAAGACATGGCAGCTCATTGGTCTTCTGCTCAACAGTGTCCTCAAGAAGACGCTCTTGATTGTTCCGGCATCATTGCTGGAAACCTGGCTGACGGCCCTCAAGCAGGCTAGTATCGGTGTCTACCATAAGGAGACGAGCGACGCAAAGTGGACCTGCGTCTCAGATCCAAAGATAACAGGAAAGTACGTCTTTCTCATTAGTTACGACCGTTTCGTAAATGGCTGTAAGTACGGACTGCTGGAAGAGACAACGTTCCAGCGTGTGGTATGCGATGAGGCACAGAACATTCGCAATGGTCTCAAGACGCGTCGTTTTATGGCCCTCATGAAACTGCCTCCCTCTAGCAGATGGCTTCTTACGGGAACGCCTTTTCAGAACAGCGAAGAGGATATGGCGAACTTGTTCCTTTTCCTAGGTTCTCAAAAGGAACCTATCTCCACTCTTGTGCGCACCTGCCTCCTCCGCCGAACCTATGCTGACCTCCGCAATCAAGGTTTTCCTGGAATCCACGACCTCGGAGAGGAAGGTCGGATTGGCTCGTTTCTCGAGACTGTACCCCCTCCATACAAGAAGGAGGTTATCGTCTGTAAGGCAGAGTCTGGTCCCGAGCGGAAACTTTTGGCAAAACTGATTGGCCGGATTCTCTTTGCTCGTGCGCATCCGACTCCACCGTTCATGATCTTGGAGCTCTTCATGCGAATGAACCAAGCGATGGCACATCCGTATGTCTATTTCAACTCCATCAAGAAGAAGAAGGGCCTGATTATCCCTACGGAGGAATGGCTGGGTATTCCATCGGGCAAGACACATGCCTTGTCCAATCTCCTTTTCACTACAGCAAAAGAGCCATCAATCGCCTTCTGTACCTTTACGGATGAGATTCGCGTCGTGGCAGACACCTTCCGTGATCAAGGCTACACAGTCTTTATCCTCAATGGTGCGGTGGGTTTCCAGCAGAGGCAAGATTCTATCGCTGAGGCTAAGGCCATGGTTCTCAGCGGGAACCCCTCAGTGGCCTTTGTGGTCCAGTGGGTAGCAGGCGGAGCAGGTCTGAATCTCCAATTCTGTACGAGGGTTGTTCTCTACACGCAACACTGGAATCCAGCGGTCATCCAGCAGGCGATTGGACGCGCTCATCGCATTGGGCAGAGCAACCAGGTCAGCGTCTATTCCCTCATCTTCAACTTTGAGGACAAGCTGAACATGGACCGACGGATGCGCTTGGCTCAGCGACACAAAATGGAGGATGCGCACGAGATTCTAGCAACACTTCTGCTGGAAGATAGTGTTTCGCGACAGGCTCAGCCAGAGCCTATTGTGTTCCCACCTCCTCTACCGGCAGAGGTAGTAGATGAGGATCCGAGCTAAACAAGTAAAAAATTCAACAAACTTCCGTCTAAAGGAAAAAACGCATACTACAGTATAAACAAACATGCAGATTTTTATTAAGACACTTACGGGGAAGACAATCACGCTAGATGTGGAGCCGTCCGACAGCATTGAGAACATCAAGCAGAAGATTCAAGATAAGGAGGGGATTAAGTGGTAGTCCCGAAAAGCACCCTGCTGAAAGGATGGAAGCTCTTCTTTCAGATAAACAGTTGTTATCTTCCTGGTGAACATTTCATCAAAATACAGATGCTAGTTCAAGCATAGAGTTGCCTGAGCAAGATAACCAAATTGCGGGAAACCCCTAAAGCATTCTCTACCAAGTTTATTGTGAAAGCAATAGATGGACAGGTTAATAGCCTCGTGTATGGTAAAAATGAGAATGATTGGGCAATCCGCAGCCAAGATCCTAAAGCCGTTATTGTAGGCCATGGATAA